TTTTGACTCAGCTAAAACCTCTTTAGATGATGATGTTGATGGAGTGTTAGAGATTTTTGTCGCAACTGATTCGGTAACCGTAGTTTTTGAACCTAATTCAGTTTTGATTGTTGAGAATAAAGACTTAGCTTCATTCATAGTAGAAACTGTATCAAATCTCTTTAATATATTCAATTTCTCCTGTTTTGTAGTTGAATGTTCAGTAAACAAACGAGTAGCGTAAGCTAAGTTTGCATTAAACACAGCAACTTCATTTAGTTTATCTTTGAACAACACTAACGCCTTTTTATATTCAGCATTTTGTTTTTTCAATGTTTCAACTTCTTCGTTGATTGATGAACCAGCTTTATAAGTTTTTTTACTTGGTAAACCAGCACGATTCATACCGTTCTTGTTTCCATGAGGGTTTGATTTTGTGCGAGCAGCTTCAGTAGCTTCAACTTTTTTAGGTTCTTCATCTTCGTCTTCTTCGTCTAATTCTATTTCATAGATTGTTTCTTCATTGTTTTCAGAAGGCATTTCTTCTTCATTCCAATCTTCATCTACATCTGTGTCCATATCACTATCAACGTCAGAATCCATTTCAGAATCAACATCAGCTCCCATGTTCATACCAGCATCAAGACCAGAATCTTCACCATCTAATTTGATGATGTATTCATTCTCTCCGTCACCGAATTCTACATTGTTACCGTCTTTTTTAACTACAATACCATCTTCTGGTTTCATAGCCTTGAATACTTTAAGAACTTCATCGTCTGAAGCACCTGTCATATCCATAACGTCTTCGTCGTCAGTACCTTCGTCTTCCATAGATTCGGTATCAGTATCCATATCGGTATCTGTGTCCATATCTGTGTCAACGTCAGTGTCAACATCCGAATCAACGTCATCTGTTGAATCTAAATTATCGAGGTCTGTATCAGTATCAACATCTGTATCAACATCATCTTCAGATTCATCATCTGCAGACTCGTCGTCAGCTGTTACATCTTTTTCTTCCTCTCCTTCAGGATCAGTTTCAGTTTCTGGTTGTTCCATAACTTCATCGTTCTCCTCTTCTTCCAATGATTCTTTAAGCAAGTCATTCAGTTCTTGTTTCATTGTTGAAGCAAGTATACCCTTTGCATTTTGCTTTACGGCTTCTTCAAGATTTTGTACTTGAAGTAACGCTTGTTCTAAAATTGATTTTTCGCTCATTGTGAAAATTAATTGTTTTTATTACCTTATAAATACTACGATTTATTAAAAAATCGTGTTTTTTAATATTCCTGCCCCTAAAAAGTTTATTATTTAGATAAAAATGTATCTAAATTGCCCATAAGTTTAGACATTCTACTGTCAAGTGTTGGTTTTTTGATTTCAGACTCTTGATATTGGTCTCTTTCTGATGGGTCTTTGAAAATGTAAGCACCTGGAGTTGATGGTGATGATACCAAATCAAAACAAACTAATTCAAAATCATCTTGTACAATGTTTTCACCTTTAACTTGTTTAAGTGATCCTACACCACGTGAAGAGATACCCAAAGTTGCTCCGTTCATTAATAACATTGCAGCTTGGTCTCCTTTGGTTGAAACAATACCCATCTTCTTCCAACCTGGTGAAGTGAATAATTTGATTTTACCCATTAGGATTTTACCGTCCCAATAAGTTTCTAAAATTGAATGTGATACTCGATCTAAATCGATTAGTGAAGATGAAGGGTGATTTAATTCATTTAATGCACTACCCTTTTTAATTAGTGATTGATATTTTTCGTTTTCCCTCTTAAGTAACATTTCAGGATATATCCTTCCGTTCTTATTTGGGGTATCGAATTTTTGTAAAACAGCATAAAGGATTATGTCTTCAGAGAAGTCCACACCCTTCATTTCCTGTATAATTTTCTTATTGTCGTCTGGAGATACGTGTCCTGAGTCGTATTCTATTAAAATTCCATATCCAGTCTCCTTTGGTCCTAATATCTTCATTTATAGATTTTATTACTATAAATACATCGATAACCCTATTATTTTTTAGATTTGTAGAAATTAAATAGTTTTTCATCAGAAAGACCCTCCTCAATAACATGAGATAAGATTTCTTTTATATCATTTTTAATATCTTTAGATTTAACATCGAATTGTTTATCGACATATAATGTTATTTCTAAATTCATAAAAGACCTTTTTTCTAATTTTATACTCTTTGTTCTAATGTCCAAATCAACAATAGATTGTTGTTTAAAATTGGAATTTTTAAGATTATATATTATTTCTTTTATTTTTCTTCTTGATTTATTAATCGTATGAACAAAATCATCTGTTTCATTTTCTGGTTGAACCCAAGAATTTAATTTAAGATATATAGTTTTAAGATTTTTAAAATCTACGGTACCATAACCGATTTTTACATCATTGTAAATCCCTAATGAGATATACTTACCTGTTTTCATTAATATTTCATATTATTTTATTTTATGGTGTTAATAAAAAATAAGTAAAATAAATGGGAATACCAAAAATATTTTCATATATTTGTAGTATATTTATTATATATGATTATTATTGATTTATCTAAAGAAAAAAGTATTGAGACGGCATTAAGAACTTATAAACAAAAAGTTCAAAAAACAAAACAAGTTCAAAAATTAAGAGAAAGACAGGTTTTTATAAAACCTTCTGTTAAAAAAAGAACAGAGAAATTAAAAGCTATTTATATAGAACAAAAAAGAAATGGACTTAATTAAGTCCATTTTTTAATTCGTTTAATCTGTAGTAGTTATATCGTGACGGATACATCTGAGTTACCTCATCTTTTACCGCCTTTAATTTAGTGGATAAATCCGTGTCATTTGATTCACTTAAAAGTGTTGATACTTTATTAATAATTGATTCCTTTAATTCTCCTGTTTTATCAACAATCTCATCATAAGGAATTGAAAGGATATTTTTTAATTCTCCTTTCTCTGTTTCTGACAATGTGTTAGAATAAAGTACATTAAAGTTGTTTGTTAATACTGCGTTTAATAAATTTTCATTTGGAACTAACGTCGAATCTTTAGCTTCTTTAATTTCCTTTTTAGTTGTTAAATGTTCCACTAATTTCTTTTTAGCTTTAACTTTCTTTTCAATATTTGATAAACTATCTTTTTCAATTAAAATATCTAATGAGTTGTATATTTCATTTTCATTAATTTGTTCCACATTTATCATTTTATTTAATGATGTGCAAAAGATAGTTAAGTCGTCCATTTGTTGTTTTAAAATACTAATGACTCCCTCAACGTATAACTTTGCGGTTTCTTTATCGTCAATATATTTGTTTTCAATTTCTTCGTAAAACAAATACATTTCTTTAAAATCTTTGTTTTCTTTAATTGTTGTTAAAATATTCTTTATCTCAGCTTTATTTTCTTTAGCATAAGATTCAGTTAATTTATTTAAAAGTTTGGTTTTTATAACCCCGAATTTATTCATTTTTAGTCGTTTAAGATATCATTTATTTTAGTCTCTATCTCATAAATATTCTGTTGTGCTCTTTCCATATCAAATAGAACATTAAAATCTTCTTTTTCTTCACCTAACATACCTAATATTTTTGATTTTTTTGATTTAGTAGATTCACTTAAAGGTTCTTCACCTCCACCGGCCGGTGCTGGTGCCGCTGGTGCCCCACCACCCATATCCATACCACCACCCATACCACCACCCATACCACCGGCTTCTGAACCTGCAGCTTCCATTGCCTTTTCTCTATCCTCTTCAGGAATACCATACTTGGCATCTACTTCATCAAATACACCTGAACGTTTAATTACATTTTGAGTATTTGTTAATTCAAATCCTAATGCACGTTCTAAACGTTGTTGTTGTAAATCTAACATAACTTCAGAATCACTAAAACCAAGAATGTTCTTCTTAGCCCATGTATGTGATACAGGTAATATACCAACTTGTGATTGGTCTGATGTTGCATCTTTGTAAAGTGTAATCTTTTCTTTCCATTGTTCAAGACGTAATAAATCAGATTGTGCCGAAGGATTAGTTAATGATAATGAAAAATTGTTTAACTCATCTTCCATACCTAAAAGGTATAGTTGAATTAGAGCAATTTTATTTAATTCTTGTATTAATGATTTTTGTATTCTGTTAATAGTTCTAGCAAAACGAATATCCATTAATGCTAAACTCTTACCATCACCAACAACTTCTTCAAATCCTAAGAAAGCTTTAGGTATACGTAATGCTGCTAACATTTTCTTTTGAATATATTCAATATCCGCAATCTCCCCTAAGTTTTGTGCTCCAGGTAATGTTTCAATAGGACTAGTTTGTGATGGGTCACGAACAGGAATAAAATAATCCTGATCTACAGCCATCTGATTATACCTCATATCAACTTGACCATTACGAGGATCTGAAATTTGGTCTCTTTTAAATTTGTTTGCAACACGTTGAACATAAGATTCAATATCCTTATCGTCCATGTTACCAACAAATACTTTGAATACACGTCTTTCAGGTGCTCTCGATGTTCTGTAAATTAACATCGCATCTTCAGCAAGTAAAAGTTGTTTCCAAATTCTTCTAATCTTATCCAACATAGAAGTTCCATAAGGAAGTTTTCTATCATCACCTAATAATCTAAAATGAGCAATTTCCCATGCTTGAAATTCTAAGTCTTTATTTTTCCATTGAAATCTTAATTCTCTTGATGGAATCTTTAAGTCTCTATTTTGAGTTGTTCCTTTAGCTGCGGCACCTTCTATTCTTTCTATTTCAATATTTGGTAATTGTTGACATCCAACAATACCCTTTTCAGGATCTAATTTTAAATAAACAAAATTATCACCGTACTTACAAACACCTCTAGTCCACATTTGTAGGTTTGTATTAACATCTAATCTATTGTTAAACAGGTCCTCTAATATTTCTTTAATTCTATCCGAATCGGAAAATATTGTTAAAATTTGACCCTTTTCTGACATTGTAGTGGACTCCTCCGAGTATATGTCTAATGCCGCCGAAACCTCAGGAGTAAACTCCATCGCCTCATAATCGTAATAAGCTGCCAATCTATTTGGTTCGTAATAAACCGATTGATTGTAAAGTGACTGATCTAATTTAGTCCATTTATCCGCAACATACTGACTCTGTTGAGCCTGTAACATTGCTTTCTCATATTCTTCTTTACTATCTGTCTTTAATAATTCATCTTTATTGAAATTAAATGAAGGTGCTTGTGTTATCTGAGGTTTTCCCGGATACCCAAACATTTTTGTTAATTTCTGAAATACAGTTAAATTTTGATTTGCCATTATATATAAATACTTTTCTTTACAATATAAACTAAAATTATGATAAACTAAAGATTATCTACGTTTACCAAATAACCATGAATTCTCTTGATATGTCTGTTTACTTACGTTTGCGTTATCTTGATAATACAAACTATTGTTATCTGTTCCCATCGATCCTATTTGGTCAAACGCAGTTCCATATGAATAAAAAGACTTACTTGTTTCGTACGATCTTTCAGTCATAGTCCAAGAGTCTAACATCGCTTTGTTTGCGTTTTCATTTTTCTGTAACAGATTAAATGATACATCAGCAGCATATAATGCCATAGACATACCCATAATAGCGTCATCGTGCATTCCTTTCATATGGTCAGGTCTACCATTCATATAAACAAACGTATTAAGTTCGTTTAATAATCTTGCTGATCTAATAATAAATCCTTTTCTAAGTTGTTCTTCAAATGCAGCAACGATTTGAGTTCTTTTATTATTGAAGTTAAGACCTGGTATTTTTTCCATCGCCTTAGCATTATAATCCCAAATATTTTGTGTATTAACCCCTTCTATGTAAACATTTTTATAATTAAAC